TAATTTCCAACACATCAGAAGCAGCCAGTGCAGTAGCACCAGCAGCAGCGCGTGCTGCAATGATTGCCGGGAAGTCAAGAGTGATTTCCACACGGACAGTCTTGTTCAGAGAGTCCGCAGGATATGCAGCAGAGCCTTTGTTAAAGCCCAAAGAATCGGTATATGTAGCCATTTTAAATCTCCTAAAAAGTTGCGATAGAGGGGCCGAAGCCCCTCATGGTTTATGCCAAAGTAACGATACCTTGAGCCAAGGCTTCAGGTTTCACCACTTTGTAGCCATAAACTTGCAGACCACGGATGACGTTACCGAAAGTAGACTCAGCACGGAGCGACTCCATCTCAGTCATTTGAGAGGCAAAAGTGAAGCCCATCTTGTGACCAGAAATGATGCTGAACTTGCCAGAAGTCACAGACAAGTTGTGGCTCATGTACACAGTAAAGCGGTCAATCATGCCCAAACGACCGTTACGCAACACAGACACGCTGTCGCCAGTCAAAGAAGCGTCTTTCAGGTCAGACTTCTTAATCATGCCAGCCATCTTGGCAGGGATAATCAGGAAGCGGTCGCCTTCAGGAGCGTTAGCTTCGTCAAGCACAGTGCCCATGTCTACGATGTAGTCAAGCACGTTGGATTTGGTGATAGCGACAGGAGTACCAGTCGTGCCCAAGTCAATGTTGCGAGTGATACGGCCAGCAGTTGCGCCTTTGTTCAAAGCAGAAATGTCTGGAAGGATGTCGGTCAGAACGCGCTGGTCAATCTTAATCTTCATACGCTCAGAAGCGTCTTTAGACCAAGTGTCCATCATGTTCACGTCAGACTGAACCTTGTCCACGTCGTCTTCGATACAAGCGAAGTACTCGCCTTTGTCGATAACCAACTGAATCTTTGGCTTATCAGGATTCTCAACGCTCAGGGTTTGGCCCTTAACGTAAGTCTTGATAGAGATTTCAGGAGTGGTACGGATGTTAACCGTGTCACCCATGCGGCGAATCTCGCCTTCATAGTTGGTGTTAGAGATTGCTGCGAGCACAGTGGCGTCGTAGAAATTCTCGATGAGTTTGCCAGACCAAATCTCTGGAATGAAGTTGCCCGAATAATTCGGACGACCAGCAGCTACGGGAAATCCCATGATATTACTCCTCTAATCAAGCGTTAACAGTTATGCGATTTTCTCGCTGTGCAGCGAAAATATCGCGTTCAATGCGGTCACGCTCTGCTTCGCGCCCTTTGTACTTCCCTTGACGAACATCGTTGAAGAAGGTTTTGATGTCATCAGGGGTGTAGGTCTTGGCGTTTGTTCCTGTCGGTGCACCTGTGCTGCGCCCTTTACCGGGGGCAACTTGGCGTTCCAACTCGGAAGCAGACACATTCCGGCGGGTGTTTTGAGCAACATTGGCTTGTCCAGTAATCTCAAGCCAAGACCTGAAGAAACTACCAACTCGACGTACATCGAGGCTGCGCTGTGCATCCTCTAGGATGGTTTGACGGCTGATACCTGACATTGGGTCAAACTCAAGAAGCCAAGACTGGAAGTCAGGGTCTTCGTTGATGTCTTTCCAATTAGGTACAGCAGCAGTCAATTCCGACCAGAATTGCTGTTCGACAGTCATAGCCTGACGCTGTGCGAGGTTGTGAACCTGTGGCACGACGTTAGTCTGCAACTGCTGAAGCATCCGCTCAATTTGCACAAGTTTCTGAGCAACAGGAATTAACTCCTCACGCGACACTTTACGCATCACGTCAAGCGATTCTCCATATTCCTCAACATCTTTCTCGGTAACAAGCGGGTCAACTTGCGTTTGCGCCACGTTACGTGCAGAAGACTGTTGTGCCGAGATGGTTGCCAGCAACTGCTCCATTTGCTGCAAACGACCTGAGAGTTCTTTGTTCTGGCTATGCAGACGTGGAACTTCGGCGTTGTACATGCCTTGGAGGGTACGGTATTTCTGAGTTAGATTTTCTTCTGAGCCTTTTTCTTCACCACTTGCGTGCTCAGCGCCGGGTGATTGAGTAGCACCGTTCGTGTCAGCGTTCGCGTCGGCGGTCGGAGTGCTGTTAGCAGCATCTGTTTTGGGCGGAGTTCCACCATCGGCTGGAGGATTTTGTCCCTCGCCATTGGTTCCATCACCATTGAGTTGTGCGTACAGTTCTTGAACTGCCTCGGTCTGTTTACGAATTTGCTCTGGAAGTGCCATAGTAAAACGCTCCTATCGGTATGCGTGGATTAGACGGCGAGTCATATCAGTTAGGACTTTGCCGCTAGTTCAGGGGACTCTTTGGCGAGCTTGTAAATCTCGCCCAAAACTTGGCATCGCCCCTGCATCAATGCCGCGTTGTTTACCGCAGATGGTAGCTGCTCTAGCTCGTGCATACGCCATGACTTCAACCACTCCAGAATCTCTGGGTGCTGACGCACAGCGACAGAAAGAGCTTTCACAACTGACGGGTCAGGACGTATCACGGCTGACCCCCACTACGGTTCATGACTGTGTTCGCTTCCATTCCACCTTTGGGCGCACCATCAGGTTGGAGTGCCGCTCCAGCGGGCTGCTGTGCAGCCTGTTGTGCTTGAGCTTGCTCCGCAGCCGCTGCTACGCGGGTCTGATAAGCGAGTTTGTCCCGAGATGGAATAAGTTCGTCCACAGGCATTTGCAACCCTTTAGCCACTTCACGAAGAATCGCGGCGCGGCCATCCCGACCCATAATCGACATGTCGATTTCATTGGCGGTTGCGTTGAGGAATTCGATGCGGCGCACGTTGACAGTCTCTTTGACAGCCAAGTTAACTGCGCCACGGGCCACGACTTGAACGTCGCCCTTGATAGATTCGTCCTCGTCGTAGCGCATGTTGTACACGAACTGACGTTGGACAATGGGCTTAATCACATCACCGTCGATGTGACCAACCACTTGACGGATGCCTTTACCAGCAGCACCCATCAGCATAGAAAGACCAGACGACGTGCGGCCTGCGCCTTGCACATCGGTGTTGCCGTACAGGTAGGCAGGGATACCAGAGTGGTCATCTGCCAGACGAGCAAACTTATCGTACACAGCCACCAACGTGTTAGCGTTGTCTTCAGGCTGCGTGAAGCGTACAGCAGGTGCACTCGAACCCACAGGGTCGTTGGTCACTTGCCAAATCTTCCAAGGTGACATCTGTGTGATGTCCTCGTTCGGAGGAATACGCTCTAGGTTCACTTCGACCTGAGGGCCGGAAGCGATACCCATGTTGTTCACGAGAGCACGAGCCGCTGCGTTACATACGTTCTGGATGTCTTCGATGATTTCAGGGATACCCTTACCCCAGAAAGCGCCGGGGCACTTGATGAACGAAGTCTTGCAGTAAGGCTTCTGACCCAGTGGGTCATAGTTCAACACAGCCTTGATGACGTAGTTACCAATCATCCAGACGTTGGCATCGTACTCTTGGGCTTCATCAGGAATTTCTTCCTCAGTCAGACCCCACTCACGAAGCATCTTGCCGGAGACTTTGCCCCAGAACTCAAGTGCATCGAACACATCGGTCGGACGCATGTACGAGTAGAACTTGCGCTCCTCCTCGTTCTTGATGAGTTCCACGTCTTCGTTAATCCAAGATGGGCCAGAGCCTTCATCCAAGATACGACGAATAGCATCCTCGTCATAGCCCGGCACACCAATAAGGTCTGACAGGTCTGAACGAGAAAGGGGGTGGTGCTCGAACAAGTAGCCTTCTTCGATGCGAGTAATGCCCGGCTCAGGATAAATACGGAACGGGTCAACACGCTCGAACTCAGGAGCGAGACGTTCAGTTGGCTCGACAACAGTCTTACCCATGACGGTCTTCCAACCGAGGGTACGCTGACGACGAACAATCGGGCCTTTGATGAAGGCCGCAGGGAAAGTCACGAGGTCAGTGATGAAGTCGTTGAATGAATCAGACCAACCGCCTTGGGCGAACTGGTCTTCAATCTTGAGCTTCATCTTGTCAGCACGATTCTGTGCGTCTTGCAAAATCTTGAAGCGATAGTCTTGTGAGACCATCTCTTTAATCTGTGCCATCTCCTCTTTGGTAGGAGCTTTCTGATTCTCTTGCAACATCGTCAACACTTCGTTGGCGAAGATGTCTTGAATCTCACGACGGTCGTTCGGAGACAAATCAGGAATCGGGGTGGGCACAATATCCCACGGTGGAGTACCACTATCGAGCAAGATGTCACGTAGCCAAGATTCCGCTGCGCGGCACTTGACTTCAGTAATCATCATGTAAATCTCTGAGCCGCCTTGCGCTTTAATCTGCTGCAACTTGTCAGGCTCGTACTGTCCGTTACGCTGACGTAGCGCACGCAACATCTCATCTTCAATTGGCTTCTTGGCAATCTTCGCCACATCCCAGCACATACGAATATGCTGCGCCAGACCCAACACCATCGGTTGGTTTTGGCGTTCCTGCAAAGCCTGTGCCGCTGCTTGCTCGTCTTGTTTGTCGAGTTCAGCGTTGGAGACTACACGAAGGAAAGTAAGACCTGCCATGTTTTAATCTTCCTCAGTATCAGGGCGCTTACTGGTTTTGTACTCTTGGACTTCCATGATGTCTTCAATGGTCATCACTGGAGGTTTCCATGCGTACATCTCCATTGGCTTGGGCTTCCCGGCAAGACCACTGTTGTCCATCTTCTCGTTGTCCGAAAAGATTTTTGAAGTCTTCGTTACCTTAACCTTTGCCATTGCAGCCTCCTGATTGACACCCTACCACATATTGTAGGTTGCATATGACAGGAAGTATACACATACTGAAAAATAAAGTGCAAGCGAAAAAAATCCCCCGGAGCGAACTCGACGGGGGGAAGTCCCTTGGAGAAAAGGGCGAGGTGACAACTGCCTGCTTGCAGTGCCCCCATCATATCAAGTCCAGCCCGCAGATGCAACAGGGCGAATGTCGCGCCGCTGCGGCATGTGGTGTCCTTCTCCAACAGATGCGATGTGTAGCATCAGATACTGTAGTGCTTCAGCAACGTGCGAGTGTTTGTTCTTGTCGATGTCGCCGTCGCCCTTGGGCTTGTAGCGATACCCGCCCATCATGGCAGCCTTAAGCTGTGTGCACCCGGGGTCGAGCAGGAACGCTGGGTCTCCGTCAACTTGACGCATGAGATAGTCGTCCACCGCGTTGAGTCGGGCTGACACGTTGTTGGTCTTGGCGGGGATGACCTTCAGTCCCTCGGCCTTGATGATGTCCACTGCACTGCGCTCGTCGGTCTGCGCCCGCTGCACACCCGCAGGGTCAACGACCACTAGGATGGGTGCACCACCGAACCGCTCGTAAATCATAGGCTTGAGCATGGTGCGCACGAAACGCTGAATACCCATGTCAAACGATACACACTCGCCAAGTATCAGCGCCCGACCTCTGGGGTCTTGCTGTCCGATGACTGCGGCGGGGGTAAGTCCCAAGTCCATGCCGATGACAATAGGGCGCACACCGTTGTTGATGTGGCGGAGCTTCTGCTTGCCCATGTGGTAGTCCGGTCTGAAGTATTTGTAGACGGGCATACCAGCAGACGACAGACCGTACTCGCCGTCGATGTAGACACGGATGTATTCTTCCGAGCGACCTTGGGTATCGTAGTAGCCATCGGGTAAGTTCTCCACGTTTTCGGCGTACACGCTTCGACCGGACGGTTGTTTGAACACATCCCAGCCGTTGTCGTTGGCAGACACACCATCTTTGGGGTCAAGCCCCTCCATCTGGTAGTACCACCACGTATCCATAGTCGGTGGGTTGGTATCGCCCCACATCCCGTGCCACGTCGGGCCGCCGTCTTTCGCAGACGGGAATCGCCCGATACGTTTGGACATCGCGTCAACAATGTCTGGGTGAATGTCTCGGCACTCGTTGAACCAAGCGAATGTCAATTCCAAGGAGTTCAAGTTGGCAACGTCGTCAGCATCGTCCAGTGCTCGGAACATAATCTCGCACTCGATGTCGCCCACTTTGAAGAAGTATGTCTTGGTCGTGCGCATGTACTGACCGCACTGCCCCGGTGGAAACCAGTCCAAGAATGTCTTGATTGTCGTATCCTGCAACTGACGCGCAGTCTCACGGACAATCGCCGCCCGTGTTCTGCGGATGCCCTGCTGGTTGGGCGCTTGCATACTCGCCCTGCGGATAACCTCGAACGATGAAGTCACTGACTTGCCGGAACCGACTGGCCCCATCAGTACTCGCATCTTGGCGTCGGACGCCATGAATTTTTTACCCGTTGGAGGTGGGGTGTAGTTGATGTCAAGTGCCACTGTGTGCCTCCACTAGCAGGACAAGGTAGCTATTACCCTTGCGTTTGTGTTTGATGATTTTGGTTTTGTAAGACTGCCCAGCCACCCTTAGGCTGTTCTCCATGTTGCGTGCCTCGCTGGCTGCGACGAACCTCGCCGCCCGCATCCCCTCATACATCTCTGTAAAGCAGTTCTCAATTATCAATGGCAGGGACATCGGTGGCCTCAACTACATCAGCTTCAATTGTTCGTGCATCCCGTGGGTCGTTGCCAAGGTTGATGGTGATACGCACTCCGCCACCGCCGCCTTCGTTACTCACCTCGGTCTTCGGCTCTAGCCCGCCCCACTTCACAGTGGATTTAATCAGGTCGGCCTTGACTGCGGGGGATACGGCTGGGTCGTGAATCAACATCCAAGAAGTTGTCAGGAGTTCTTCCGCTTGGGCGCGGGCCTTGAGCTTGAACGTCAGACCCTTCTCTTGAATCTCGCCGCGATAATGCTCGACCTTCTTCAAGAACACCGGGTCGGCGTTGAAGTCAATGATGTCAGATGCGGCTATCTTGTGACGTGTCATGACCTCTTGCAAGGTCTCGCCGCTCCCCTCTAGTGTGAGGGCAATGTCGAACGCCAGCCTATCTGACCACTTGGTGTGGTGTAGTGGTAGGGTATCCATGTCCGCAATATAACACAGCAACTTACTTGGGTGTCAATAGGTTAGGCGATTGAGCTAACTTTACACGTTCCTTTTTTTGGGTCTTGGTTTAAGCGGTTTACCTATATAGGGCGGGGGGTCAAAAACGCAATCCATGTACCCCCCGTCTGACCAAACCAAAAGCAAGCCAAAACGAAAAGCAAAACGCATCGAAACGCCTTGATTTCAGGCGTATTTGACATTT